AGTATATACATAGCGCTGGTGATTACGCAGTGCAAAAAACCGGCAACCCCGAGGCTTCAGCTCTTATCGACCAGCTATCGAACATAGCTATGGCGAAAGTAGGTGATGTGGCTACCAAGATTTACAGCAAGTTAGGATCATCGCACGCTCAAGCCTACCAAGCAGAAGTCGACGCAGGGAAGTTACACTTACTCGACGCGGTATCGCAAGCATCAACGTTGCGCGACAACAACCCTGAAGCCTTCCACCAATTTGTGCAGAGCATGTCTGATAACGGTAAAGTGCCGGATGTGTATGTAGGTGCCGAAGCATTGAACGCTGCCCTAGCGAAAAATCCTGTCGAAGCGAATGCGCTTTTTCAGAAGATGCCAGAGCTGCGCGATCAGATGAACGAAGCCGCGCTGACTAAAGGTGACGTGCGTATTCCCGTGGCCGATTACGCCACACACATCGCGGGCACCAAAACAGGGGATGAAATAAAACCTGAGTTGAAGACATCGCCTGAAGGGATGACGTACAACCAGGCGCAAGATTTCCGCAAGAACCAAGTGGCAGAGATGCAGGATCAGGCGCAGAAGTTGTTGGACGAGCACGCCAAGACCGTGGCCGAACAGACCGCATCGGATAGCGTCTATCAGAACATACTGAGCCAGTTGACAGAGGCCAATCACTTTTCGCCGGACGTGAACAAGGTGTATGCAAAGCTGGCAACCGCAGGGTACGCTGCACGCGCGCACACTCTCGGCATCCCTGCAGACGAAATGTTGAAGCAATACCCACTCGATATTCAAAGCGTATTCGGGCCTGCGAAGACAGAGGGTGCGCCACACGACGTTGGCGAAGCTGTCTACAATTCTCCTGCAGCCATCACCGCTCGCTTCGAGGAAAAGTTGAAAGACCATACTGCGGTGCGCAAGGAATATGAAGCGATCCCCGAGACGCAAGGCGGCAAGATCATCAACACCGACATCGCCCGTGAACTCTCTCCCGACTATCTGGCGGATCGCACAAGATCAGCAACGGTGCACGAACCCGCAAGCACATTTGTCAAGCAACTCTACGCGGAGAAACTGAAGGAAACACCAAACGCTGACGTGTTATTCACTGCTGGTGGCACAGGTGCAGGTAAGACTACTGCGCTCAGTATGATCCCAAAGTACAAAGAGCTGATGGGTAAAGCGGACATCGTTTACGACACCAACGTAAACAATTTTGAATCCGCTAGACAGAAGATTCAGGAAGCTATCGACTCAGGTGCGCACGTCCATGTTGCTATGGTGGTTCGTCATCCAGTGGAAGCCTTTGTCAATGGTGCGTTGAAGCGCGCCACAAGGCAGGAGAAAGAATTCGGTTCCGGTCGTGTGGTATCGCTTGATGCGCACATCAGCACACACGTCGGTTCGATGGATACCATACCGAAACTGATAGACCATTTCAGAAACGATCCAGAGGTGAGTTTCAGTGCGGTCGACAACTCCCACGGCAAGGGCCACGCGGTAGATTTACCCCTTGATAAACTTCCAAAATGGGAGCATAATGACTTGAAGGCGTCGTTGCTTGACGCATTGAGAAAGGAATACGAAGATGGCAAAATCAGTGAAAAAACATACACGGGTTTCCTTAACGCCGGAGCAGATAGCAGCGAAGCACAAGGCGTTTCACGACGCACCGTGGGGGGCGGCGCTGGCGGACAGTCTGAATCAGAACGTGTTGGCACAACCAGCAGCAATACTGGCACCCGACGCGGTACCGACTCCGGCACCCGACGCAGTACCGATTCCGGCAAAGATAAGGGTTATGCAGCCACAGTAAAAGACACGTCACTACGTGTCAATCCCGAAGAAGGGAAAGGAATCTTCGACGCTATAACTGCCGGTATGCGCGGGTCGTTCAACGACCGGCGAGTCGCAGGTGACAAGCCGCTGGAGGGCGTTAAAGAAGATCGACGAGTCGCAGCCGCTATGCGGAGGCGTGCCGCTACACCAGAACCGCTTTCGGGTCTACCAAGAAGCGTCAAGGTTGATGGAACGACGGTATCGGTCGGCCCGTTTGGAAAAGCCAGGGACGCTGCTGACAAGTATATTCGCTCTGCTGGACTGAAAGAAACACCCCCAACGGATTACGTCAGGGTCGATCCTGTTCTCGCCAAGCGTATCGCTCAGGCATACGAGGATATGAAGGACGATCCTCAAAACCCCGAAGTCAAGACGGCATACGCTGCGCTCGTGCGTGAAACGCTGGCGCAATGGAAGGCCGTCAAAGCTACCGGATTGAAAGTTGAATTCTTCCCTAATGGGAAGGACACCTACGGCAACCCGCGCAACGCGATACGTGACGTAGTGGATAACAACCACCTCTTCATATTCCCCACAGAATCCGGGTATGGAACTACTGGCGAAAAAGTCAGCGCGGGCAATCCACTCCTGGCTAAAGTTCCGGGAGAATCGTTTGGTGATAAGCCGGTGCTCGTCAACGACATCTTCCGTGCTGTTCACGACTACTTTGGACACGCCAAGGAGGGCATTGGGTTCCGTGCTGACGGTGAAGAGAATGCGTGGCGTCAGCACATGGCAATGTTCTCACCGGAGGCGCAGAGGGCACTCACAACCGAAACGCGAGGCCAAAATTCGTGGGTTAATTATGGGCCTCATGCTGAACACAACAAAACCGCCAGCGGTGAAGACACAACCTACGCACCTCAGAAGATCGGTCTGCTTCCAGAGTGGGCGAGCAAGGATGGCTATAAGAGCGCGTTGGTCAACATCGGGCTGGACACCAACGACGGTAAAGGCATTACGCGGGAGGAAGCAAGAGCCGAAATCAAAAAGCTTGGCGTGAAGATTATTGACTCTGCAGTCCATAAATCCGACACAGAAAACACGCTCGTTGCGCAGCTCGACCGCGCACTCACTCCCGAAGAAGTTCACCAGCTCGCTGTCGCCACACACCAGGAAGCCATCCCACAATTCGCCGATGGGAAGGGAATCCTCGAAGGCCCCGCGAAAGAAAATTGGGGCGACTTCAATCCCGAATACTTTTTGAAGATGGACGGATCGCGCTTGAAGGAAGCTGCGCTTGCGCAGAGCGTCCCGGACAAAGGCGCGAGAATTAAAAAAGTATTCGCTGATAACGACACATATAAAATCCTTGACAAGGCTGTTCAAAGCGGCCCGTTCGATGGGGGCTGCTTGATCTGCGCCAAGGCGATTATCAAGGCTGAAGGTAAAGGCGATGTGGTTAGATTGTTCAACAAGGATCACAACGTTACCGATCACTACGGAGCGCTGGTTGATGGTAAGGTGTATGACGCTGACGGCGAATATGCTAACGCCAAGGATTGGGCCGCGCACTTTGCGAAGGAAGAAAACCGTGACGTAGCGGCTTTGACTTTTGAAAAGGGTGAAGACCCAAAAAGTGAAATACCAGACGATGCAAAAGCGGTATCTGCAATCGCTGCTAAATTAAGTGGAGTACCCGAAAAGGCAGTCACCGGCATCCATTATTCTAACCAGCCGCGCGAAAGTTTGTCTGGAAACATGTACGGCACCGGCATCAGAGGAGCAGAAGGTGCGCGACTGGCTGAAAGCAAAGACGCGCGCATCAAGCGCCGTGTATCGTTCTACGTCGACGAAGGACGAGGCACATTCCCCGAGCAAGGGCTGGGCCGCTTCAAGCACGAAGCGCAGTTGAACAACATGTATGACGGCGCAAGCAATCCCCTGAAGCTACCCACCAAAGACTTCAATGCGTTCGAGGGCGCAGTGCTGGATCACGGCTACGAGGGGTACTACGTCAAAGGCGGCTTTGGTCGCCAGGGTGCAGCGGTTGTGCTTGGGGATGCTGCGAAGAACATCAAGGTCAATGCGCTGAATCAGTATGGGCAGAAGTTCGATCAGACCGTGACACCAGAATTCAAGAAGTGGTTTGGTACCAATCCTGAGCCGGATCGCGCATACAAAGGCGTAAGTTATCGCAGTGTTGTGGTGAATCCCGATGGAACGCCGCGTGTAATGTATCACGCTACCAGTGCTGACTTCGATGCGTTCAAACGTCGCATAGGTGATGTTGGGATGCACTTCGGTACGATAGGCCAAGCAGAAGATCGTGGACAATATATGCGCGGCAAGAACCCTGATGCGGTATCAGGAGCAAATACAATTCCGGTGTACCTGAACATTCGTAAGCCGTTGCGCATGAGGGATACTGGATTGTGGAAAGCTGACAATATGGTGTGGGAACTGAAAAAGTTATTCCCCAGTGACTTCAAGACGCTTGCTGATATGCCAAGGCGTACCGATCCCTACGCGAAAGCGCACCCGGATGAAGTCACGGATCACCTAAAACACGGCGTTCTGATAACCACGAAAGACCTCCGCGAGTACATCCAGTCGAAAGGCTACGATGGCATCGTTTATAAAAACACTGGCGAAGTCGGTGGGATGGAAGAACTACAGGCAAGGGTAAACAGCTTACGCAAAGTTGCTGACGACGAATTTGCTAAGTTAAATCCTGGGCAAAAAGTCATGTCTGATGATTACAAGCAAGGTAGCAGATCATACCAGGCGTGGGTAAAAGCGCTTGGAGAGAAGGATAAAGTAAGAGAGGCAAACCAGGAAGACAGCTACATCGCCTTCGAGCGCAATCAAATAAAATCCGCAGTAGGCAACAACGGAAAGTTCAGTGCGCGCGATCCAAACATTCTGCACCAGGATGCGCCAACCTTTTTCAGCCAACTGTCGCGCTCGATCAGTGGCGCCCCAGACAAAATCTTCGGCAACGCAAAATCTGTATCGGACTGGCTTAGTGCGAACGCTGGAAAGTTGGGCGTGAAGAAAGCGGAGATCGAAGCTACCGGGCTGGACGATTGGTTGAAGCTGCAAGGTAAAGTCTCGAAGGCCGACGTGCAGAACTTCCTTGACCAGAACGGTGTGCAGGTGCGGGAGGTGACACTGGGTGGGCCAAGCGAGGAAGATATAGAGGCACTCATGGCTGATGAAATAGGTCAGGACATGACGCGCCAAGAGGCTATCGACTACATAAATATGGATGCAGAAAATCCCGATCTGACCAAGTTCGCATCCTACCAGCTCCCCGGTGGCGAGAACTACCGTGAGTTGCTGCTGACGTTGCCAGAAAAAGCCGATACCACTCCAACCGATTACTCCCAATACAAAGCGGAATTGGTAGGAAAGAATTCATGGGAGGTAACAAACCTAGATGGCGGTGTAAAGTCACTCGTCACCGGAGCGACTGCTCACGACGCGATTGACCGTGCGATTGCACATAATCATCCAGCATCAAAGGCATTCAAGTCATCACACTTCGACCAGCCGAATATCCTCGCGCATATCCGCTTCAACGAGCGCACCACTCTGAACTACACACCGGACGACATATCCGACATCGAGAAGCGCATCATGCAGTCCGTGCCAAATGCTAAGAGCGCTGACTCTTTGGGTAATGGCGCACCGCAGATGGCTGTACGCAAGGGACTCATTACTCAGGAAGAGGCCAATAAGTATTCTCACAGCAAAGGATTCGTAAACGTACCGACTGATGGTGCAACGTCGCGGATTCTGTTCTTGGAAGAGTTGCAGAGTGACTGGGGGCAGAAGGGGAAGAAGGAGGGGTTCGTCACAACACTCTCTGATGCTGATAGTACACGGCTTGCAGAACTACGCACAGCATTAGAAGTTAAACGTAAGGCGGGAGAGGATGTCACCAAAGACCCCGACTGGAAAGAGTTTGAAAAATTAGATGCTTTGCGAATGAAGGTTGAGTATCGCGGCATCCCATCCGCCCCCTTCGTCACCGACACAAAGGCATGGACATCACTCGCACTGAAACGAATGATCCGCTACGCCGCAGAAAACGGCATGGACAAGATCGCATGGACTACTGGTGAGCAGCAAGCAGCGCGGTACGACTTGAGCAAGCAGGTACAGTCTCTTTACGTCGAGCGTCACGACGGTACCTTTGGTAAAGCAGGTTATGACATCGGCGCAATGACTGAGGACGGTATCAAGGAGATAGCGAAAGGTGCTCAAGAAAGCGAGCTTGAAGGACTGATCGGGAAAGACCTTGCGAAGAAAGCAATCGCGCAGCCCGCTGGCGAAGAACTGAAGTATGAAGGCAATGACCTCAAAGTCGGCGGCGAAGGCATGAAAGGCTACTACGATGCTATCGTCCCACAGGTTGCGAATGACATTCTGAAGAAGCTGGGTGGTGGGAAGGTTGGGGATGTGTCAATCAACCAAGACCACAATGCAAACCTCAACACAGAGAAAGAGTGGAACGAATCTGCTGCGCGTATCATCCTGAAACGCGGTGGAGAAATATACGTTGCTGATACTCATGGTATGGAAACCAGAATCAAGAATGAACACGTACTTGATTTAGAGCTTGAGGAAAACGGAAATCCTCGTGGTTATATCCTTGGCGATACACAGGGCGGCAGTACGCAGCAAGGCTTCACCATCACACCAGAACTGCGCGCCAAGGTAATGACCGAAGGACTACCGCTGTTCCAAGGTCAAGACGTGAATCGCGGCGGGGACGCACCAGACACCCACCAGTTGTCCCTGCTGAATAAGGCAGACCTCACGACCTTCGTACATGAGCTGGGCCATCACTTTTTAGAGATGACCTCAGACCTCGCTTCGCGTCCCGATGCGCCGCGAGGAGTCAAGGACGACATGGCGAAACTCACAAGCTGGTTTGGCACGACGCCCGAAGCATGGAGCAACATGACCATGAACGAGAAGCGTCCATACCACGAACAGTTTGCGGAATCCTTCGAGCGTTATCTGTTGGAAGGTAAAGCGCCTTCACTCGAACTGCAGCCCGTGTTCAGTCGCATCCGTTCGTGGATGCTGAACGTCTACAAGTCGCTGCAGGGAATGTTTGCGCAGCGTCCTGCATCAGAACAGCTCACACCTGAAGTGCGCCAAGTTTTCGACCGGATGCTCGCCTCGGATGACGCGATCCACCAGGCGGAAACATCACGCGGATATGCGCCGCTGTTCAAGGACGCGAAGGAAGCAGGCACCACACCGGAGAAGTACCAAGCCTATCTCGACCTGAACCCCGAAGCTACGCAGGACGCTATCGCAGAGATGCAGAAGCGTTCTGTCAAGGACATGTCGCTGCTGTCGAATGCCAAGAGCAGAGCGCTTAAATCCATCCAGGCAGAGGCCGACGCAAAGCGCGCGGACATCCGCACCGAAGTCGAGAAGGAAGTCGAACAGCAGCCCGTATATCTCGCAGAGCGCTGGCTGAAGAAGGGTGAACTGATCGACGACAAGGGCGAAGTCACCACCAAGGCACTCGATGCTGCCAAGGCAGGATCGAAGCTGAACACGGATGAAGTGCGCAAGCTGTTCCCTGAAGGAATACCCGAAGCGTTACACGGCATGACCTCGCCCGATGGCCTGCATCCTGATCTCGCTGCGCAGATGCTTGGCTTCAATTCGGGTGGTGGCCTTGTGCAAGCCTTGGCAGACCGCGAACCAAAGCAGTCTGCAGTTGACGGCCTCACCGATCAGCGTATGCTTGAACGCCACGGCGAGATGTCCGATCCACAATCGGTAGAGCGCGCGGCCAATGAAGCGGTAGCCAACAAAGGGCGTCAGCTCTTCCTCGCCACCGGGCTGAAAATTCTGATGAAGTCGCCCATCCCGGCGAAGCAACTTGCGGCTGCAGCACGCGAAGCGGCTGACAACACCATCAACGGCAAGACCATCAAAGACCTGCGCCCACTGCAATATGAAGCGCAGGAGACACGCTCGAACAAGGAAGCGCTCAAGAACGCCGCCAAAGACCCCGTTGCTGCAATCAAAGCACAGCGGGCTGCACTGCTCAACAACACGTTGGCGAAGGCCGCTACGAAGGCTGTAAGCGACGTGCAGAAAGGGCTGGACTACGTCAAGCGTTTCGAGAAGAAAACGATCATGGACAAGATGGATGTCGACGTGCGCGATCAGTTGAACGACCTGCTCGACCGCTTCGACTTCCGCCAGAATCCCAGCACTGTGCCAACCCGCGCAGAGCAGAATTTACAGGACTGGGTGAAGTCGCAGATCGACGCCGGGTATTCACCAGTGATGACGCCGGACATGCTGAACCCCGCTTTCAAGGCGCACTACAAAGACATGACGGTCGAACAGTTCCGTGGCCTGATCGACGGGATGAAAGCCATCGAGCACATTGGCCGCGAGCGCAAGACTGTTACCATCCTCGGCAAGAAGGTCGAACTGAATGACTACATCAACAGCCAGCTCGTACCCAAGATGCAGGAGCGTCCAAACAAGTTCACGACTGCAGACATTATTGATCGGCCCGATGAACGCCACACCAACAAGATTGCGATTGCGCTGGATCACCTGAACTCATGGCGTCGAGGGATGATGTCGAGCCTGAAGATGCAGGAGTACAAGCGCAACCAGTACGACAATCAGGAATTGATGGGGCCTTTTGGCGAGAGCGTTTTTGAACCTGTGTTTGCGGCTGATTACCACAAGGGTGATATGCTCGCCGGACTGTCGAAAGATTTTCAGGCGAAGGCCAACGAGCTGGGCGCCGATTGGCAGGACAGCTTGATGAATGGCATCGAAAATAAAGTGCTGCGCGATCCCGACAAGACGGAGGCTGCAGGCAAGCCGGTGTTCATGGAATTCACCCGTGCGAAGATGCTGGGCATGATGCTGCACATGGGCAATGAATCCAACTTCGACAAGCTGGTTAAAGGCTGGGGCTGGAAACCGGAAGATGTGTGGCGCTTCGCGCACGACAACGCAACGGAAAAAGATTGGCAGGCCGTGCAGTCGGTGTGGGACTTGAACGAGAAGCACGCGCCAGAGATATTCGAGATGAACCGCAGGCTGGGTAACACCAATCCGAATCGCATCGAGCCGCGCGCATTCAATACCAAGTTCGGTGAATACGCTGGTGGTTATGCACGCATCGAATACGACCCCCTGCGTTCACGCCGGGGTGAGAAAGCTGCGGCTGGTGCCGCGATCAATCCGTCCACCGGATTATTCGGTGCGGATTACTACCGCGATAATCGCACAACCAACAGCAGCTTGAATGCGCGCCTGTCGAACTACACCGACCGCGTCAATCTGGACTACCACTACCATGCCGGTGCAATGAAAGAGAGCCTGCACGATCTGGCTTTCCGCGAGACGCTGATCGACGTGAACAAAATCCTCGATCATCCCGACTTCCGCAAACAGTTCCGGTTGTCCTACGGCCCGGAGGCTTACCAATCCATGAAGGAATGGTTGGGCAACTTGGCGAACTCCAATGTGACGGATCACAAGCTGCGCGACTTTCAGAAGGTGCTCACATACGCGCGCACGGGTATCGTCATCAACGGTATCGCTTTTCGCATCTCGTCTGTGTTGAAGCACGGCGGCAGCGCGGGCCTGAAAACATTAGGCTACTTCCCTGGCAAGTCGAAGGTTTACTTTGCGAGCCGCATGACGCAGATGGGTACCAGCCCGAGAGAACAAATAAAGGGGGCCATCGAAAAATTCCCTGAGATACGCGCGCGGCTGCGCCAGCAAGATAGGGACTACAGGCAAATGTCGGCGCATCTGTTTGAACCCGAAGGCGCAATGGCGAAAGCCCACCGCTTCGGACACGCGGCCATCGCGTGGTCAGACATGATGACCGCTGTACCGACTGCATGGGCAGCGTATGACCGAGCCATCACCGAAGGCATCCCTATCAATCAAGGGGGTACCGGGAAGCCGATGACAGAGGATCAGGCTGTGCAGTATGCGTCGAAGACCGTGCGGGAGGCCCACGGCACGAATATCCAGGCTGGCCGGTCGAATGTGGTCAACAGCCACAGCGAGGCTGTCAAGATGTTCACGGTACTGTATGGTTTTATGAACAACACGCTGGGGCAGGCTGGTAACATGATCGACCAGTTGAAGACACCCGGCTTTGGTAAACCCGAAGCGCTGGCGAAGGGGTTCATGGCGGTGATCGTGCCAGCACTTTGGGCTGGGTATCTGACGCAGGGCAGTCCTGAGGATGATGCTAAAGGCGTAGCGCACTGGATGGCGCGGGCGATCACAGCCGAAGTTGCGGGGATGGTGCCGTTCGCACGCGATGCCTACAGCTTCGTGGAAGGGTACCAGCACGCGGGGGTGGTGGGTGTAGAATCATGGTTGTCAACCATGACGCAGCCATTCATCGACGCCTACAGGATATGGGAAGGCAAGCAAAGCAAGACCGTGATACGTGATACTGCGAATGCGGTAGGTGTAGGACTGCACATCCCCGGCATGGGGCAAGCGGGTACGACTGCTCAGTACATCGAGAACGTGCACAAGGGTATCGAGCATCCGCAGAATGCGGAGGATGTCGCAGCGGGGTTGATTAAAGGGCACGGCTCGAAGCCGTAGTGATGTCAGATGACAGATATGATAAGGTGATAAAATGCAGATCGACCGTATAAATGGGTTAGTTGGAAACCAGGGCATGAAGACTCCTGTGCTTTGTATTGCTACAGGAGCTATTCTCTTGTCCGGCGAGCAGACCATCGACGGCGTCGTGTGCCTGCAGCCATCTTCAACGAATTCAAACCGCGTGCTGGTGACAGGCCAAGCAGACGCAACCACAAACGGTATCTATCTGTGCCAAGCGTCAGCATGGACACGCGAACCCGATTGGGATGGATCGCTTGATGTACGTAACGGGACGCTGATCCCTGTTGCAACAGGCACCCAGTACGCCGGAACTTTATGGCGAGTAACGACTGCTGACATCATCGCAGTGGGCACATCGAATATAACCTTCAGTCAAGTGTTCACCAGTACGGCCACACCAATTCTAAACGCACCGAATAAAAATCCGCCAATCGGAGCTGACAAGATCAGCATTGTGGATAGCGTCACGGGCCTGCTCGCCTTGTTGACTTTCACCAATCTGGTAACGTACCTGAGTGGCCTGTGTAGTGCTGGCTGGAATGCGTTCACATCGTCATCCTGTTCGGGGAATGCGTTCACATCGTCATCCTGTTCGGGGAATTCGGCAACGGCTACGGCCCTTGTTGGTATAGGCGATTCTGCTGCTTTTGAAAGCAGGTATGGCGCAGCGCAATTTTCGATTGCGGCGACCGTCGCGGCCAGTGCGCTGACCGGCACGCTGAACCCGTGCAAGCTCGATTTCAGGAATGCCACCCTGAGCAATGGTGCGCCGGTAAATGTAAGCCTTGCCGCCGCGCTGAGCATGGTCGTGCCGAGCGGCGCGACGCTCGGCACCGTCGGCGGCGTTTATGCGCAACTGGTGTGGCTGGTAGCCTACAACGGCGGAGTGCCGGTGCTGTGCGTCGTCAATTTGGCAGGAGGCGTAAATCTGGACGAAACCACGCTGATCAGCCCGACCACCGGCGCGTCATCAGCCGCAAACGTCATCTATTCGGCCTCTGATGTTGCTGCCAATTCGCCGTTCCGCGTGGTCGGTTTTTGCGGCATCCTCGAAGCCGCAGCGGGTACCTGGGCGACTGTGCCGACGACCGTGCAGGGTATAGGTGGGCAGGCTCTGGCGGCGTTGAGCAGCCTTGGGTATGGGCAGACTTGGCAAGCGGTCTCGCGAGCTATCGGGACGATATATTACAACACGACTGGAAAACCAATTGCTGTTGCATTCACTGGTTATGCCGCCGGAGCGATCACCTTCGCGATGACTATAAATGGTGTTCCTGTGACATTCGGAGCCGCACCTGCGGCCGTAAATGGCTCGTCTACCATTGTTATTCCTGCAAAAGCATCTTATGCATTAAGCGGCCCGACTACGTTGACGGCCTGGGACGAACTCAAATAAAAGGACAAAATTATGAGCATCTGGCAAGATTCAAACGGTGGTTTGCATGATGATATGGACGGGGCAGCGCTGACCCTTCCGTCCTGGCCGCAAGGCATGACCAAACTGACGTCCGCGCAGGCGGACGCACTGCGAAATCCGCCGCTTACTCTTGCGCAGAAACAGGAGATTGTGTGGACTGCGATCAAAGCCTTCCGGGATTTCAAGAAGTTCAACGGGGTGCTGGTCAGCACGAAGTGGATTAACACCGACACCTACTCGCGCACTCAATGGTTGGCGATGGTGATGATGGGCGCAGCACTACCAGTGATCACATGGACAACAATGGATGGAACGACAATTGACACAACACCCACACTGGCAACCGCAGTGTTCAACGCTGTTGCGTCACAGGATGCAACTATCTTCGGGGTGGCAACTGCACATTATAATGCAATGATGTTACTGACAGACCCAACTGGTTATAACTTTTCAGCCAATTGGCCGGTGACGTTCACACCATGAAAGCGGCATTTTATAAGGGCACTCGCCCCGGCGTCCCTGGTTTATACAACCGCTTTGTGCGCTGGTGGACACGCGGTATCTACAGCCACATGGAGTTATCATTCAGTGACGGGATCAGCGCTTCATCTTCTTTCCTCGACGGTGGTGTGCGGTTCAAGGCCATTACGTTTGATGCTGCCCACTGGGATTTAGTGGACTTACCGAGTGCTTGGGAATCCCGAGCAAGAGCGTGGTTCATCGCACACAATGGGAAGGCTTACGACTATTGGGCAGACCTGAGACTTTTTATTTTCGGCCCCGCACCTGCAAGCGCAGATAAATACATGTGCTCTGAAAGCTGCATGGCTGCTCTCGGATTTACAGATGCTTGGAGATTTGAACCCAACGCAGCGAAGGCTGTGCTTAGTAGCGCCCACTAAAGGAAAACCAATGTCATCTCCCACCCCAACACCCTTAGCAGACACCAGTGCACTCGCCGCGATCATGGCTCATTTTTTCAACTGGCTTCCCCCAGCCATATCTCTCGTATCCGCCTTTATGGGTGCGTTGTGGATGTTCCTGAGCGTGTGGAAGATGTTGCATGTCGAATCGTTTGACAGCTTCGTAAGATGGTTCAGTAGGCTCGTCATGCACCTCGGCGGGAGACGCAAAAGTGATTAGCTTCGGCAAGTGATGCTGTGCTCAACTATCTCACCGACGATCAACGTTTGCGCCGCAGTATCCACATCGCAATGCGCGATTGGAATAAAACACACAGGAGACACACCATGTTTACTTTAGCTGATTATGTTGGCCCGTGGGGTGAATCACCCGATTGGAATGAGGAACGCAGGGACAACGCTATCATCCTGATAGCGGCTTGTACCAAACTGCAAACCATCATGGAAGCAGATGGGGTTCACTTCCCCTTACACGAACACACCGGAACTGGATTACACCCGCGTAACAGGGATTCTACGATCAGCGGCGAGACTTACGGCGGATTCCGCCCTCAAAGCTGTCCCATAGGGGCAACGCATTCATCCCACAAGGAAGGGAAGGCTGCGGACAGATACGACCCTGACGGCGCGATTGACACATGGATCATGGCCCATCAGGACGCACTGGTAACGTGTGGCATCTATATCGAGCATCCAGACAAAACCCCCGGCTGGAGTCATTGGGGAATCAAGTTAAATCCTGACGATGCGCCAAAGTCTGGACGTCACGTATTTTATCCATAGGAAGGGAGAAGCAACATGTCATTTGATTTTCTTAGCGTCATAAAAAATATCGCCCCGATGATCGCGGGGACGTTTGGTACTCCGTTGCTGGGGATCGCCGTCAGCGAATTGTGTAAAGTCCTACCGGCAGATCAGGCGACAACGGTGCAAGCAGCTCACGCTGCAGACCCAGTGAATGGTGCACTCAACAAACTGGGTGAGCTGTTTCAGCAAGGTGCGATCAGCGCAGCGCAGATCAAGCAGGCCGAAGTAGCGAACACCGAACGTATGGCGGAACTGGGTTATAAAAATGTTGTTGACTTGGCGAAGATTACTTTTCAGGATAGGGACTCTGCTCGCAAGATGCAGACCTCAACGAAGAGCAGGATGCCTGCAATTCTCGCTACGGTAGCGGTAGGCGGGGTGCTGGTGATTATGGTTGCTATGGCCTTCGGCATGAAATTGGATGGGTCTTTCAAGGATACCTTCATCCTCGGCTTCGGCGTCTTGCTCGGGCTGATGAAAGAAGTTTACAGCTTCTCGTTCGGAGACAACGCAGCAAGTCAAGGCAAGACGGCCACCATCAGCGAGATCGCCAAGCAGCCGTAATCCTTTACTTCACTGACACCCAGGGCGTATTCACTACGCCCTTTTTGTCGTCCACCTTTACTGGCATAGCGAAGGTGATCCCGTTCTTGGGATGGGTGAGCCACAGCGCTTGCTGCGGTACCTCGAAGCCGAAGTTGTTGTTGTAGGCATATTCATCGTAGCCCTTCAGCGAACCGTTCACGATCACGCGCCCGTGATGGATGTACTGGTGCCAGTGACCAATAATCATTGTGTCGTATTCCCGGTCGATCTGCGCGTTGCGTGAGCGTTTCTTGAGGTCGCCCCGAAGGATCGGGCCAAGACATCCAATCATGCTGTCGCCCCCACGGAACTGATCACCATGACTGAGCAGATAGCGGTGATTGAAAATTTTGTAGTAGGCATCCGGGCCATCGGGGATCAGAAACACAACGCGCTTGTCACCCTCGAATCGTTTTGCCAGGAAAGAATACAGCAGCCAATCGAACGATGTGGCGTGACGATCCTTGTTCCATATCTTGTGCGTGTCGCGTCCGTGGTTGCCGGTGACGCAGGGCAGAAACACCTTGCCGAACTTATCAGCGAAGACCTCGATCAGCCATGTCAATGCGCCGAAGAGATCAAGCACGGTTGGCATTGTGTTGAACTCGTTCGTCGTCATCAGCTCGTCGTGGATGTTCCCTGAGATCATGTCACCACCAAGGGGGATGACGATGCCGGGGTAATCGAACTTGGGTGAGATGATACCCAGCAGCTTGATAGCGGAATCAGCAAGGTGCCGCATCCGAGCGTGGGCGATGGATATGTTGTACTTGTTCACGTTGTTAATCTGCGATGGGTTCACGACCTCGCCCCAGTGCAGATCGGATACAAACAGCGTTGGTACACCCGGTGCGGAATTGTTTCGCAAGGGGTCTATCGTCCATGCTGGGGGTTGCGTAACTGTGATGCTGTCCTGCAACTTCAGGATGGTCGCCCGGATGATCTCTTCGTCAAAGGTGCGTTCCCTGGCTTGCGCCAGCTCGCGTTCCACCCCCTTCATCTTGCGCTTCAGGTAGTCGATGTTCTGATTATCTTCCGCCCCCACTGTTGGCTCGATGCCTGCCTTTTCAGCCCGGACTAAACGGTCTTTGAATGTGGCTGGGGGTAAGCCAAGAGCTGTTGCTGCCTCAGCCTTCACCCCATGCTTCGCATAGGCATCTACCGCTTCCTGCATTAGTTTTTTTGATAGGGGTTGGTTGCTCATTTTGTGCCTTCCTGTAATGTTTGTTCGATCTCTTTTTCAAGGTTGGCGAGCGCACGCCACGCTACCTTTGCGCTGTGTCGGATGCCGTCCGTATCCGTGGTACCAGCATCCACCAGGTGCCGGGTTAAGGCATCCAACTCGTCACCACTCTTGCTGCGATCCCAGTGCAGTGGCTTGCCGGGATTATGCTGTTCATTCCCTATTCTGGAAACTTCCGCGATGGCAGCGAGTGCGCGCGGAAAGTACCTGATGACGCCACTGAAGATTGGCACAGCCTTGCGCGCCCCGGCATCTGCCGGAAGTGCTGGTGCGTGTGTTCCGTTGGTTCGTGTTTCGTGAGCCTTCATGCTTTCCTCCAAGTAAATAATTTCGAGACCAAGCGCAACTGCGAGGGCGTGTTCTGCGCAGGCGCCCTTGCTTCCTTTCCATCCTGGCAGCATAGCGATTGCGTTAGCTTCAAGACAGATGAATGCCGTGTCATCAGCAAGAGCCTCACGCAAACTGAACCCGCAATCTTTCTCAGCCTGTTCGACGCTGCCAGTGGCGTTACCTTTATACGTTTTATCTCCATGTCGTTCGATGTCTTTCTCGGCTGGATTAAAAACAAACCATCCTTCAAATCGCAGCTTCGCGGCAGCGGCGAAGAAAGCAGAAAAATTAAATTCAGGGATGCCGCGCATAGGCCCAGCCAGATATGTTTTACGAATAGACATCGCCGTTCTCCAATGCTTTTTGATTTTCATACTCCGCTACCACGCGGCGATTGAATTCCAACTTGGCTCCCTCGACTGCACCCACGATGTCGTTGATCGTCTGGTAGTTCTGGGGATGTTCATTCCAGTATTGCAGGATCAAGCTGGTTATCATGTAGTTCAGTTCACCGGCTGTTCGGGGATCGGTGGTTAGCTTCAACCTTTCCCGATCTGCGTTTTTGATGTACGGCATATCACCTTCTCCTCTTCATCGCTTGAAGTAAAATCTGTTGGATGTCTGCTTTGCTCTCGCATCGTTCAATCACCATTTCATCAGCGGTGTCGCGGGCCACGATGTAATAAACAAAGACAGGGCGGTCGTAGCCTGCTTGCATTTGACGCAGCGGCCCGATGCGTTCGAGAATCTGTAAGCGGTTCTCTAGGTTCCAATCGTGGCTGAAGTAAACGATAATGTTTCCTCCGTGTTGGAGATTAAGACCATGTCCTGCGGATGCCGGATGCGCGAACAGTAAAGGGATTTTACCAGCGTTCCAGTCTGATATGGTGTGAGCTTTCTTGTCAAGCTCTCGTCCCTGGGAGAATGCTCTTTTAAGTCTTGCAAGATCGCTCTTAAAGTGGTAGGCGACAAGGATGGGAAGTCCACCTGATTCGCTGATGATACTGTCGAGGGCTTCAAGTTTAGCATCGTGCACTTCCTTCCATTCTCTGGCTTTAGGGTGGTTGTCATCATCGACTTCTGGGTTGAGATACACTGCACCACTGGCAAGCTGTAACAACTTTTGCGTTTTGGCTGCAGCATTGAATGCTTCGATTTCATGGTTCTCGATCTTGATGAATAAATCTTTTTCCATCTCTTGGTACAGCTTGCGCGCCCTGGGCGGCAGCTCGACATAAACAGGAGTAACGATAGGTTCTTCGAGATCGAAGTAATCTTTCGCGTCTACCGTCAGACACACATCGCGTAAGCGATCCTGAATTTCAGCTTGCGCATGAGGTAGTGGTTGCACTGAACCATCGAAGTCGCGCTGGAACCAGCGCTGTAGAAAACTTTCGTGAGTGCGCCCCAGCCGGTGCCCGCCGTCGATGAACCATAGCTGGCCCCATAAATCTTTCAGTCCGTTTGGTGCGGGCGTACCACTCAGTTCAGTGAACCGCTTGATCTTATTGTGCGCAACCTTGCCCAGTGCACGTGCGCGCATCCCACCACCGCCGCGAATAAACTCTTTGCCTGCTGTGCTGCGCTGGATGCTACCGCGATAGCTTTTCAACTTGGTTGATTCATCCGCAATCACATGCTGGAACGGCCAAGCATTACCGAAGTGATCGACAAGCCAAGGCAGGTTTTCATAGTTAATTGTAAAGACGGCAGCGTCAGAACGTAAAGCGCGTATTCTTTCGGCGGGTGTGCCAATGACCGGCACGACGCTGAGGCCACTGAGATGATTCCACACGGCGGCTTCGTCAGGCCACACATCTTTCGCCACACGCAAGGGTGCCATCACCAGTGCCGGTCTGCTTTCACCGGCAAGGATAAGGCCATCCAATGCGGTCAACGTCGCCACGGTTTTTCCCATGCCCATCCCGGCCCACACAGCCCCACGAGGGTTGTCTATGATGTGGTTGGCGATGATTGGCTGGTATTCACGCGGGGTGTAGTCCTTCCTCATTGCTTGTTTCTCCGGTAACGAGCCTTCGATACTTTACGGCGACACTCCACACAATAACTGGCGTACCCGCCATCAAGCAGTAGCGCTCTTGGATTAACACCATTACACTTCGGACAGCGCGGGGCCTTCCGTGGCGTGCGCGCAACTTTCTTTGCCGTTCTACGCTTGCGCTTAATTTGCTTCACGTATGACTGACATAGTCCGGCGAGTGTTGGTTCGTTCACAGCTTCTCCATAGGATATAATTCGCAGCTCTCTCCACACTCGGATGAAGCATCATCGAGGATAACATCTTCGTCTTGCTCTACCAACTTGAAGAGATCGTGCGCAGATAGATTCTTTCTGAAGAAGTGGCGCGGTTCCACTACGTTCCCGTCTCTGTGTAAGACATCTCCCCTGAGGTGATCGGTGCGACTGAGTGGCATATCTGGCTTGACTACCATTCCAATTAAAATGAATTGTGAGACAAACCAGATTCCGTTACTGAACACCGCAGCGATGGCATGGTATCCATAGCTGCCAGAGTTCCTTGCTCGACTAACCCAAGTGAATGCCGCGTTCTGAATTACTAATAGCAAAAACCAAAGTAATAAGTTCACGAGAACACTCTCCGTAAAAGTTGATCGACTTCCTGATATGACGATACCCAAGCCACCCGCGTACCTGCTTCGCGCATCCGCTTGTGCTCGCGCGCTTGTGCCGGGGTGGGCCTTTCCCCCGGCGCTTTGAGTTCGACGAAGGCTGTGAAGGCATCGTGTCGAGGCACAGTCTTGCGGGGGAAACTCATATACCAGTCCGGGGCGTTGCTGCGGCCTTCCCAATGAACCTTTCGCGCGAGGCCACCAAGACGCGCCACCTGTTTGCAGAAGTATTTTTTAATGTCTGCTTCTCGGATCACTTTCATGCTAGTCCTTTCTATATCGGTATGCCGAAAATCCTGCAGCGGCCAGTGGCATATCTTTGCACCAACTCGGGTTAGCGGCGAGGATGCTGCTCAGGTGTTCTTCATTGAACTCTTGTGAATCGGGGGCTTCGCAGATAACTTCATCATGTACGGTGAGCACGATCTCATAGCCCGCAGCTTCGATGTTTGGCATGGCATCGTACATTATGTCGCGGGCGAGAGACTGGCATACGTTCTCGAAGCCTTTACCCCCATAGGTGTAGAGCCTTGTCCACTGCCGAGTGTACTGATTCTGGCCCATGTAACTGATCCTGCCAGTGTCGTCGACCTGCGGCGCCGGGTAGCACAACGCGCGCCCAGAGGGTAGGCCAATGCGCAGCCAGTTCCCATCGCGGCGCAGCTTCAGTTTGCGACAGGTGAAGGTGTTGCCTGGGTTGGTGATCGCTGCGATGGCCGCTTCCTTCAAGTCCTTCCACTGGCTGGCGATCATGGGGTGTGCCCCGCGCCACATGCGCTTCAACGAGTCACATACACAGAACACATCATCCGTCAAGCCATAAGTCGACCGCCTTTGTTTTCGTACCCATTTCAGATAGCTTTGCACTTCATCCCAAACAGCCGGGGGGATGCTATCGCGCGCAGCTACCGCCATCGCGTCCAGGTCAATGCTGTAGGTTTCTGCTCCCGTGATGTAGGCACCGACGCCGCCTTCATACCCAAGCATCAATTCCATGACCTTACCGATCTGCCGTTGTTTCTTGTCGACCTCTTCATGTGGAACGTGGAAGGCTTTCGAGTAGGCCAGCTTGTAGGCATCCGGCCCAGTGCCCGCATCGTAATTGCGAAAGGCTTGCAGCTTCCATTCTTCACCAGCGAGCCATGCCTGCGCGCGGCCTTCGATGTTTGCGAGGTCAGCTACCACCAGCTTCTTGCGAGGGGGCGCGATGATGCAACCCCGAATGGCTGAACTGGTAAGCTCCATGACGTTGGGATAAAACAAGTCCTCGACGCCATGCTTGATGCAGTCAATTCCAAACTCGATGTCGTCCGCTTCGAGTTTAGGACGTGGAAGGTTCTGGGGCTGGAAGGTGCGGCCTGCCGCGCGCCGGGTGCGCCCCGCCCCATCGAACTGCAGGGTGCCACACAGTCTACCGTTAGACCTCACACCGCGCACAAGGGCCTTGTACTTCGATGTGCTGGTTGTGCTGGCCTGCAGTCGGATGCGCAGCAGTTCGCGCAGTGCTTCAGGGATTTCTGGATCGTTCAGCCTGCGCTCCAATGTGTCGGCCTGTAGATTGGGGAGGTCGACGCCGTGCTCTTCAAGCAGGTACATCAAGAGCTGGTCGCGCTTGGTGGTGCTTTCGACCCGGCCTTCTGTCATGTCGATGGTTCTGTTCTTCAACACCTTCTGCGCACGCGCTACAGCGTCTATGGCAGCTTCAGCGAAGGGTAGATCACAGCATAGCCCGCGATCATTCACAAGCTGATCCAGGTGCCATAGCGCGAGTTCCTGGCCGGTATAGTTCCATGTTGGCATCAGCTTGCTGACGGCACGCATGGCTGTGATGTCACTCTTGGCGTATTCGCAGAACCGCTTCCATTCCTCTGGATGGGTCTTGCTGGTTGCGCGACGGATCACGGAATTCTTCGGGCGCGGTTTACAGAACAGCATGATAAGCGCACGGCCTTCCTTGTGCTTCGCTTCATCGTCGCCTATCTTGAAGATGGTACAGAGCTTGTCCAGTCCACCAGGTAGCGCGTGGGCCATCGCTTGCACCATCGTATCACGCCAGCGATGAATTGGGATATTGATTTTCAACTGCCCAAGGCGCAGTACGTTGCGGTCAAACATGGAACTGTGCGCTGTGATAGGTTCGTCAGGATCGTCCAGGCAGTAGGATAGATCACCTGGCATGGGTGCGCCGCTTGTGACATCCCAGAGCTGGACTGGGCCATCGTCGAAGGCGTACGTTGCAATCATCACCTCCGCATTCTCGGCGTAGACGTAGGTGCCGTGTTTGATCGGCACCTCGGAATAGGTTTCGGTATCAAGCCAGAGCATCAGTCAAAGTCTTCCAGTGTGGCTGCTTCGCTATGGCAGTTATGTTCTATCATTCGATTACCAGGATGAACACGCTCGGTGTTGAATAGGCGCCATTCGCCTGCGTCGTTCAGGCGCCATTTCACGCCGGTACTCCCACAGAACTTACAGGCAACAGTCTTTGACTTCCAGGGAACAAAGTACTCTTCGTCACCATCGTAACGATCAAAGTTACCATCGTAACGATCAAAGTTGTCATCGAAGTAACTCATGTCCACCACGTCCAGTCTGCAGGTTCCATTTTGAATTCGACAGTAGGATGCTTCTTGCGCATGGTGTCAAGTAGTTCCACCATCAGACTTTTAGAGCACGCGAACACTTGGCCGCGAAGCGTAACTCTGCGCCATGTGCCATCAATCTTTTTAGCGAAGCCTTCAAACATTTTTTATTCCTCTTGGGGTTTTATAGAGGGCGCTGCGGAAGCAGCAAACCGGGACGAACCCTGTGCCCTTTATAAAACCCCTTCCTGTTTTTGAGATGGGAAGGGGAACTCTGGACTTATAGGCCAGCAGAGTTTTTTAGGGTGCGCCCAGATCGTGGTGTTCTTCGGGGCCTTCGTTGGTTTTGATTTCAGTTGTGGTATCAGCAGTTGCTTTATCTTCTACCGGAGGTGGTGTCAGAGCTTGAGGTGGAAGGTGCCCCGCCTCAGTCAAGGCGACGGTCAAAGCCTCGTGAGAAGCGAGTGCGGCTTCGGGGTCTGCTGCCACGAATTCAACTGCAGTTGGGCCAGGCGGGATGCTGGTGGATAGGTGCCCAGCTTCCGTCAAAGCAGTCGTCAACGCTGCGTGCGCTTCCAAAGCCATGTCGGGTTCTACCGCCACCAGATGCTTGACTTCATCTTCCACATCACCAGGTGCCGGAGATTCGACGATACCGTATTGATGTTTGTTGCTGAACCAATCACCAAACTGCCGGACGTGTTCAACGATTTCAGTCTTGACGGTGCCCACTTCAGCTTCCAGTTCCTTTACCCAGTCCTCAATGTGCTGCCGGATGTCGAGTGCCATTGTGTTTCCTTTCGATTTAGATTTTAGGGGCGAAGTCATTGACTTCAAAAGTGACGGCATGAGGCATTGTGATTTTCATGCTTGTGCTATCCGCACCGCCGCGCCACTTTTGAAGTCCCCTCTTGCGAAGGGACTAAAGACTGTCTCTCCAATCTGTCACACTTCGGGCAGTTAAAGTCTCGCAGAGTGTCTTGGACTGAACCTGTTACCTTGATTAAACGCTATTATTACTTTCGACTCTGCAACGCATACACATGCGACACTGTTGAATACTTAAGGGACAGCACGCACACCATCAAAGTCTTTAAGTGAAGTAGTTCACACTTCTTTTTCCCTACAAGGATGCAGAGTCCCTCAAAAATCAAATGAGGTCGTCGCCAGCAGCACCGGCTGCGGGTGCTTCGAGTGATTCAAACTCGCCTTCATCCGCTACGCCGCCACCAGCGAACGCATCACCATCTGCTTCAAACTGAACACCGCGCAGCGAGGCATTGATGCGCTTGCCGAACTTGTTGTCCTGCGCCCACAGTTCGATGCTGGCGTTCACGTAGCAGCCCGCATAGGGCTTCCCGTCTTGTGCAGTCAGCGGCGACTTGTTGCGGTCGATCACCAGTGGCCGGGTTTTGTTGCTGGTGTTGACGAAGTACATCCCGCCGTAGCCTTCGTAGTCGGCTTTGGTGTCGCCGTTATGGATGCACAGCTTATCGCTGGCAGCGATTGCCTTCAGCACTTCATCAGCCTTGGCGCCCCATTCTTCAGTAGCCACAGCGCGGCAGGCATCGGTCACTAGCTTCTTTGCAGGATGATCCGGTGCGAAGATGAACGCGCCGCCAAACTTTGGATCGCCCTGGCCGTTGACTTGTTGGGCCGTGAAAAGATTAGGGAATGCCAGTCTTACATTTTTCAAAAGCAGTTTCATGGTAGTGCCTTTCTTAGGGTTGGAAAAATTGCGGATAATTACGCTTTGCTCGGCTTACCGCTCTGTCGATACAGACCATCCTTTCGGACAAGTTCGACCGGGATGCAAGTGACAGTTCGCGGGCAACGTCAGCCGGTAGAATGCTTGACATACCCAGCTTGACGCTCTGGTTGGGTTTGTAATCCTTTGGGAAAATTGCGCTCATACGAGATCACCTCCTGTTTCAGTAAATTCATCTGTCACTGGTGCGATGACCAGAGCAGGCCGTTTATCTGTGCTTGGTGCGACAGATGGCTTGCCGTCTGCCTGGGTGATTTTGAGGGCCAGTTTCTTCCATCTGATGGGTGAAATGTCCTTCAGCAATTCCTCGGCCTTGGTGGGCGTGATGATCTTATAGGTATACATCTGGTCGTGCTTTAAGTGCATAGACTTCATCGTCTTCTCGGCGTCGTCCGCGTCGTTCCATGCCCGCGCGCCCTTGCGCCCTTGCACGAGTTTGAAGTCAGGCACGGCCACACCGCCAAGCAATAATCCTTCGACGCGCGCACGTACGGCCTTGCACCAGTCTTCAACCATCCCGACAGCTTTCATCTTCAGACTGAGCAGAGGCGCATCCACCGCTTCGACCAGGCTCTTGACGTTCTCTGCTGCCTTCGGATGCTGGGCCGCTTCTGCCAGTACCTCGAAGTCTGCGCCGACGTCTGCCTGCACCCTTGCCGCAAGCGCTGGGCACGTTGCTTTCGCTTTACACCACTTGCAGGTTGACTCGCTGGCGTGCAGTTCTTCAGGGAATATCTTGCCACCTGCTTCAACTTTGGCGAGGATCATAAGGGCCTGCGATGCGCACACACCCAACACTGCGATGCGAGCATTGATCTCGTCGACTGTCAGCACATACTCGGATGGTAGCGTGCTGATGCGCGGTTGAAAGATCACCATCCGAACAGTCTCGAAGGTGCCCAGGTCGTATTTTTTAAGGGCGCCTGCGCCATACATAATGAGCTGATCGTTTTCGATGGCGCTGACTTCGTTACCCATGCCGTACTTCAAGTCACCGATCAGAATCTCGGTAGGTAGCAGAACCACTATGTCGCCTGTGCCGGTAGCACCATCTTCGCCCGTGATGTGTCCGATGGGTAGTTCCTGTTCGGCCAGCAGTTCACCACCTTCGGCATACTGACGCACGAGGTTGACGACAGATTCGATGTGCCCGATCATGTCGTCGTCGACAGGATAAAACGCTGTCGGCAGGTACGGCATAATTTCGGGTTCGTGCCAATGAGCGCCATCTGATGTCACGGCAATCGTCTTGCTGAAGAACGCGCGGGGCATCACCCCCTTCGACAGTGATTCAGAAAGCAGGAAGTGCGCGGCGGTGCCCTCGTCAGCATACGAGCTGCTTGAATCAGGCAACCCGCGCTCCATTGCGGGCGCACCACTGCACACACTCCAGCGAGATGCGCCACTGGGTGACAGTATCGCGTGCTGGCCCATGATTACACCAGAGCCTTGGTGATTGCAGCCAGCAACCCCGGGAAAAGATCAGGCTGAGTTTCGATCTCTTTCAGCGACTTGTGCGGAGCGATAGCGGCCAGTGCAATGTCGCGGCCCTTGGCTTTCACCAGTTCGAGGAATGGCAGCTTGATGCCGTCATACGTGAGCGCTACGGCTGCACCTGGTGCAGAGATTGTTGCGCCGGATGCGGCTGCTGGTGCTGCTGCGACCACGGTGGATACTGCAGCGGGTGTTTCAGCCTTCTTCACATCCTTGTGCGGCTTTCCACCAGCAGCGGTAAGGATCGCTTGGGCAAGTTGTTGTACTGCCAGCGCGTGGTTTTCTATTGCAGATTCAAGTGACATTGTGCTTCCTTTCAGGATTTAAGGGTAAAAAAAAGAGAGGGGCCATTACTAGCACCACCTCGTAAGACTTAGAACGTTACGCCTTCAACGTTCGCCAGTTCCCTCAAAAGCCCCACATCGCCGTGTGATACGAGACGTATTGGGCCAAGCCGGGATGTCGTGTCGGCGTGGCGGCTCAGGAAGTCATCACCTTTGGCGTTGGTGTAGACCACACCCATCTCGGTGCCGTAGGGGATGAAGACGATGTCCGCGCGAGCCGGAGCACTCGGAAGAGGGTTGTCAGACTTGGTTCCGTATTGTTCGAGAATACGGTTCGCCTCTTGATTGTCTGCGGCGAGTTGTTCTTTCTTGTGGATCGTAGGTAGTCCGTGCATGATGCTTCCTTTCAGTTGGGTAAAGAGTTATCGGTAATTCGCGTAATTCGCTGCGGCGGATTCGGACAGCGAGTACAAGGCAACAGCCCGATGCCACCCGTTACCAAAGCGCCCGTATTCAGGGGTACCAACAGCGAATGGGTTCCCCTGGCGGCTGCGATTATAAGCGTTGAAACCAAGGACAAAGGCAAGGGTAGCGCCATCGCTGCATTCCTGGTGAACCTCTTGCTCGATCTCATTGCTCAGTCT